AATTGTCTGCCGGATTCATGGCAGAATTATTCAAGCTTGTATATATGGATTTGAGTATTACCCGGATAGTGGTAAATCATCTGACTTATCAGTTAATACCCAAAGAGTGGGCAGGATTCAAATTTCTATTAAAAGAAGCTACGGAGGTATTAAAAGAGAAAGATAAGGTTCCTTCTTTAGGTGTTGTTTCGCAAAAATACGCTGACAGCGATTTTGTAATCGAGGCGGTAGATGCTGTACAGTCAGCCGCCAAAGTAGACAAGGAAATCATTATAGACCAGTTGGAAGCATATATTAAAGACGTGGAATTCCAGCTACTTTCTAAAAAAGTACATGATTTGTACGAAGAAGGAAAGAAGGAAGATGCTATACGGGTAAATGCGGAAGAGAGCCAAAGAATATTGTCCCTATCATTAAGGCATGAAGCAGGTGGTTTCCAAAAGGTTTTTGCCGATTTTGACAAGAGAATGAGAGGAAGACGGGAAGAGGAAGACGGGGAAATTCCGTCACGTGTAATGTTCGGACTTGATAAGATAGATGATATTTCAGAAGGTGGTGCCACGATAGAAGATACCGTATTATGGATTATGAGGTCGGGTGTGGGTAAATCAACTGCATTAAGATATCATGGGATGCAGGCAGCCTTTGATGGACACCCGGTCTTGCATATACAGTTGGAGGGTGGTGCGCGTGCGTGCCTGGAAAGATACGACCAGTTCTGGACGGGACAAAAATACGGGAATATCCGAAAGGGTGTCATAGATGATAAGCTGGCAGAAAAGCTTGACAAGGCGTTTGAAAACATAAAATCCTATTCTAAGGACATAGATGTATATTCGTTTGAAAAATTCGGGCAGGCTACAATGGTGGATGTCCGTAATGTGATTGTATCTTATTACAAGAAAAACGGTTATTATCCGCATGTATTGATATTGGATTCTTTGGACCTTGTGGCAACCGGGACAAATAGAGTTGTAGACAATAACCCTACATTCAAAAAGGAAAAATTACAGACATGTGCACAGCTTTTGAAAAACTTATGTGTAGAGTTTAAGATGGTAGGATTTACGGCAGCACAAGCCGGAAATGTGCCGTTGGAAATATGGGACAATTCGGACAAAGTGATAGACAGAAGCTATACGGAAGGGGATAGAACACTTGTAAAGCCGTTTTCCTTTGTGTTTACCGGGAACCGGACAAGGGAAGAAAAGAAACAAAATAAGATGCGTATCTATATGGATAAGGTACGCGATTACGATACGGTAAAAGACACGTTTACTATTGTGACGGATTACGGCAGGGGGCGTTTTTGTGACAAGGCGCTGACAGCCGAATATTACGGAGGTGACAAGGGTTTCACATCCTCTACTCCTAATAAAAAGACAAGAAAGAAAAAGGATGAAGACGGTGAAAAGCAAAATGATGTTAAAACAGAGATGATTTAGACATACTCACTTGCTTATGTCATAACATAATCTTATCTTTGTAGTGTCTTCTTAAGGGAGACAAGAAAAAGAAGTCAAACAAATAAAAAGATAAAGATATGAAATCAAATGTAGAAAGAATGACGGAAGATTTGAAAAAGGTTTTGTTTTCAAATGTATATAGCTTTGAGATTGAAACGAAGGATATAGTTTTCGGATTTAATAAGATATTGAAGAAAAGAACTAAATCAATGGCAAAGGCTATAGCTTTGGAACAAAAACTGAGAAATGATGTCGGACGTTATTTGTCCAGTACAGTAGTTGTTGCTTCTGTAAGAATGTACAAAAATGGAGAGTTAAGAGGTGAATTTAAGGCTAATAATTTTTGATTGTCAAACAAATAAAATTTTGAAGTTATGAACGTTTACAGCAAGTTTTGTCCGAATGTATTTTTAGCAAAGTGCGAAGAAAAGTATGAAAAGGGAGAAGTTATCGAAGTAACAACCAAGTATGGAAAGGAAAACGAATGTATTGTTTTCAATCTGATATACGAAAAGGATGGATTCTATTACT